AGATTCATGGTGATGTTGATTGCCGCAGGTCTGGCGCTGGCGGCTGTGCTCTGGTTAAGGCATGAGAACGGTAATCTTCGGCGCTCTTTTGACCGGGCAAATAAGGTCGCGACCGAACAGAAAAACGTGATCGGGATGCTGAAAAATCAGCTTTCCGTTTCGCAGGGCATCGCCAGGCGAAATGAAACCGCGCAGGTCAGTTTACGTGGTGAGCTGATTGCTGCCGGTGCGATGGCCGTGCGCCGGGAAGAAACCATTACGAGACTGATGAATGAAAATGAAACGTTACGCCGCTGGTACAGCGCTGAGCTGCCTGATGTTGTGCGCAGGGTGCACACCCGCGCCGGTTGCGCCTCCGCCGGTCATTGTTTACAGCGCCTGCCCGAAAGTGAGTTATTGCCCGATGCCGGGAAGCGCCCCGGCCACTAATGGCGACCTGAGTGCAGACATCCGCAGGCTTGAGCACGCGCTCGCCGCCTGTGCGTTACAGATTGAAACTGTCAAAGCCTGTCAGGATAAACTCGATGAAGAAAGCAATCAGCCTGCGAAAAGCGCTAACTGACGCCGTCCCGCAGCTTAAAACCAACCCCGAGATGATGCGCATTTTTGCCGACGATGGGAATATCGATGCACGGCTCGCGGCCTCCCTGTCCCACGAGAAAATTTACACCCTGAATGTGATCGTGTGCGACTTTGTTGGCGACCCTGATTTGATTTTCGTGCCGGTGGCCGCGTGGCTCAGGGAAAACCAGCCGGATATCTGCACGCTCGATGAGGGGCATAAAAAGGGCTACCGCTTCCAGATGGATTTAAACGACGAGGATACAGTTGATATCAGTATCAGCCTCCAGCTCACCGAGCGCACCATCATCAGAGAGGAAAACGGCGCGCTGCATGTGAGCTATGCCCCGGAGCCGCCACCGCCTGAACCCGTCACGCGTCCAAAAGAGCTCTATATCAACGGTGAACTGGTGAGCAAGTGGGATGAGTGACTTTAAACCCTTTGATAACCAGCTCGCGGGGCTGCTTGCTGCCCTGTCACCCGCAGGGCGTCGAAAGCTTGCCGGTGAGATTGCGAAGCAACTCAGAACGGCGCAACAGCAACGTATCAAACAGCAAAAGGCCCCTGATGGCTCACCGTATCAGGCGCGAAAGCGCCAGCCGCTGAGAGCCAAAAAAGGTCGAATTAAACGGGCGATGTTTCAAAAACTGCGCACTAACCGGTACATGAAAGCCAGTGGCCGTGAAAACGGTGCTGTGATGGAATTTACCGGAAAAGTGCAGCGTATCGCGCGTGTCCATCAGTACGGCCTCAAAGACCGGCCAAACGCACACGCTCAGGATGTGCAGTACGCAGAGCGTCAGCTGCTCGGGTTCAGTGGAGAAGACAAGGCGCTCGTGCAAAATTTGCTTTTAAGGCATATTAGTCAATTTTTATAATCATTTACTTAACTGATCGAATGTTAGATTTTAAGTTGTAATCCTTTAAATGATTAGCAATGCTTAAACTCTATAAACTTTTTCAAAAAAATGCTAAAAAATTGGTGGGTAGGCTTGACTTGTTCAAAGCTAGTAAGTATATCTGGATAACAATATACCTTAACCATAATTGTTGCGCCGCTCTTCAATTGTAATGATTGATGGTTTGGTTTTTATACGGACAGAAAATCAATTAATAGGAGTTGGTATGGCCGAATTAACAAATTCGCAAACGATTATGGAGAAAATAATTCGTGAGGAAGCTGCGGAACAAAACATAAGTTATCCGGATTATTTTGAGATATATACTGCCGCTCAAATTTTAAAGGATTATGATGTTACATATTCTGATATAGAATATAGTGTGGTTGGCGATGGAGGGGATGGAGGAATTGATTCCATTTACACCTTCCTTAATGGTGAATTAATAAAAGAAGATACGGATTATTTAAAGGGCGGAAAACATAACAATATTGAGTTAGTTGTCATACAATCAAAAACCTCTAAAGGTTTCAATGAGGATGCGGTTGTTAAGTTTAATGAGGTGGCAAGGGATTTATTTAATATCTCCACGGATATAACAACAGAAGAGATTACTCGGAGATATAATAAAGATCTTCGTGATAAAGTATCCATATTTCGAGATGTTTATAGTTCTTTAATGAAAGGTTTTCCAGATCTAACCTTTTCTTATTATTATTCCACTCTTGGTGAAGAGGTGCATGTCAATGTTCTAAATAAAGGCATCCCTTTAAAAGAAACTATTTCAAAAATGTTTACTGGATCGAAGTTCTCTCTCGATTTCGTTGGGGCAAGTAAACTTGTTGAATTAAATCGTAAGGTTAAAAGTACGTCAAGGATGATGGAGTTAGCTGAATCACCTATCGCTACTGTTAATGGCAGTTATCTTTGCTTAGTAAACCTAAAGAAGTACCATGAGTTCATTTCCGATAATGATTCGATTTCAAGAAGTATCTTTGAGTCCAACGTAAGAGATCACAATGGTGATGTTGTAGTTAATGTTGCAATTCAAGATACATTAAATAATGGTAAAGAGGATTTCTGGTTTTTAAATAATGGTGTTACCGTCATTACATCTAAGGCTGTTTTATCTGGAAAAACACTTACTATCGAAAATCCTCAGGTAGTTAACGGTCTGCAAACATCACATGAAATATATAATCATTTTTCTAACTTGGTCGAGGATGTCGCTGATAGTAGAAATGTCTTAGTCAGAGTGATTTGTGAAAGTAATCCAGAATCTAGAGATAAAATAATTAGGGCAACAAATAGCCAGACAAGTATCCCACCTGCCTCACTTAGAAGTGCTGATGTAATCCATCGCGACATTGAAGATTTTTTCAAGGCGAATGGCTATTTCTATGATAGGCGCAAGAATTTTTATAAAAATGAAGGGAAGCCTGCATCTCGAATTGTTTCTATTCCATATCTATCTCAATGCGTTATGACGGTAGTGTTGTTAGAGCCAAATAACGCTCGCGCTCGGCCTTCCACACTTATTAGTGATAATGTTAGGTATGAACAGATTTTTAATAAGAAACATCAATTATCGCTATATTTAAATTCATATTTAATTCTAAAAAGGTGCTCTGAATTATTGAAAGAGTATCAGTTTGAGAGTAAGCGTGATTTCAATAATGTTGTTTATCATATTTCTATGGCTGTTGTTTTAAAAATTGCAGGTTCTGGGGTGCCTAAGAAAAATATGCCAGGGTCTGTAAGTGATTTTGAATTAAGGGATATTACTGAGCCATTATTTGATGATGTGTTTCATATAGTATGGAATGAGTATTCCCGACTGGGTGGGGATGATAATGTGGCAAAAGGTACTGTTTTTGTTGAAAATATTATCAATTTAATTCAGTGATTTAGTAGTAATTCTCTATGCTCCAATCAAAAGCCCATTTTGGGTTTTTGATTGAATAGAGTTTCTCTTGTTGTGTCTCCTCCTACAAAACCCGCCTTGATTGCCGCTGGCCTTGCCCGGCGGCATCCTTCCCGTATGAATAATTTAAATTCTCTACAGGAAATCGCACGCGCGATCCGCAACCTCATCCGCACCGGCATCGTGACCGACGTCGACCACGATGAGGGGCTGTGTCGTGTCCAGACCGGCGGCATGCAAACCACCTGGCTTAACTGGCTCACCTGTCGCGCCGGTCGCTCTCGCGTGTGGTGGGCTCCATCCGTTGGCGAGCAGGTGCTATTGCTGGCCATCGGCGGTGAGCTCGATACGGCCTTTGTGCTGCCGGGCATTTTCTCAGATGACAATCCCGCGCCGTCAGCCTCACCCGATGCGCTTCACGTTACCTTCCCTGATGGCGCGGTCATTGAGTACGAACCCGAAAACAGTTCGCTCACCGTGTCAGGTATCAAAACCGCAGACGTTACCGCGTCGGATTCCATCACAGCCACCGTGCCGGTGGTGCTGGTGAAAGCCTCGACCCGTATCACGCTCGATACACCCGAGGTGGTGTGTACCAACAAACTGACGACCGGCACGCTCGAAGTGCTGAAGGGCGGGAAGATGACCGGGAACATCGAGCACACCGGCGGGAAACTGACCTCAAACGGCGTGCAGGTGGATGACCATGCACACGGCAACGTACAGAGCGGCGGAAGCTGGACTAAGGGGACGCAATGACGGTGCGTTATCTGGGAATGAACAGCCAGACCGGTCTCAGTATCTCTGAGGTCGAGCATATCAGGCAAAGCGTGCGCGACATTCTCGTCACGCCGGTTGGCTCGCGTGTCATGCGCCGTGAATACGGCTCGCTTCTGTCGGCACTGATTGACCAGCCGCAGACAACGGCACTGCGATTGCAGATTATGGCCGCGTGCTATTCCGCGATCCAGAAGTGGGAACCGCGCGTCAGTCTGACCACCATCACTTTTGAGCGGTCGGAGACCGACGGCGGGCTGTATGTCGATATCACCGGCACGCGCTCGGCTAACGGCCAGCCCTTTTCCCTCACCATTCCACTGAGTTAAACGCTATGGCAATTGTTGACCTTAACCAGCTCGCCGCGCCTGATGTCGTGGAAGTGCTGGACTATGAGACCATCCTCGCAGAGCGCAAGGCGACGCTCGTCTCGTTATACCCGGAGGAACAACAGGAGGCAGTCGCGCGCACGCTGACCCTCGAATCAGAGCCGATTGTTAAGCTGCTGGAGGAAAACGCCTATCGGGAAGTTATCTGGCGACAGCGCGTCAACGAGGCCGCGCGTGCGGTCATGCTGGCGTATGCAGAAGATGCCGACCTTGACCAGATAGGCGGAAATTATAACGTCGAGCGCCTCGTCATCACCCCGGCAGACGACACGACGTTTCCGCCCACGCCAGCCGTAATGGAATCGAATACAGACTACCGTCTGCGCATCCAACAGGCTTTTGAGGGGCTGAGTACCGCAGGCTCAACCGGTGCATATCAGTTTCATGGCCGCAGCGCCGACGGGCGCGTGGCGGATATTTCCGTCATCAGTCCTGAGCCTGCGTGTGTGACCGTATCCGTGCTTTCGCGTGAAAATAACGGCGTGGCCTCTGACGAGCTGCTCGCCATCGTGCGCGATGCGCTGAACGATGAGGACGTCAGGCCGGTGGCCGACCGCGTGACCGTGCAGTCAGCGAAAATCGTCGACTACAAAATCACTGCATCGCTTTACCTTTACCCCGGCCCCGAAAGTGAGCCGGTGCTCAGTGCGGCAAAAGCAAAGTTACAGGCGTATATCACCGCGCAGCACCGGCTCGGGCGCGACATCCGTAAATCGGCCATCTATGCGGCGCTCCACGTCGAGGGCGTGCAGCGTGTCGAGCTGGCCGCGCCGGTGGCTGACATCGTTCTCGATGACACGCAGGCGTCATGGTGCAGTGAGTACAGCGTCACCATAGGGGGCAATGATGAATGACACTCGACTGTTACCGGTGGGCTCCTCGCCGCTTGAGGTGGCGGCGGCGCGCGCCTGCGCTGAAATCGAAAATACCCCCGTCCCCCTGCGCCGACTCTGGAGCCCGGACGACTGCCCGGCAAACCTCCTGCCGTGGCTGGCGTGGGCGTTTTCCGTAGACCGCTGGGATGAGAACTGGCCGGAGGCCACCAAACGGGATGTGATCCGCAGCGCCTGGTATATCCACGCACACAAAGGAACGATTGGGGCAGTGCGCCGTGTGGTGGAGCCGCTCGGCTACCTGATAAACGTGTCTGAGTGGTGGCAGACGAACGACCCGCCCGGCACGTTTCGCCTCGATATCGGTGTGCTGGAGACCGGCATCACCGAGGAAATGTATTACGAAATGGAGCGGCTTATTGCCGATGCAAAGCCAGCCAGCCGCCATCTTATCGGCCTAAATATTATTCAGGACATTCCCGGCTATCTGTACACCGGCGCCCTGAGCTATGACGGCGACATCATCACGGTTTACCCCGGATAAGTGAGAGCACAATGACAGTGAAATATAAAACGGTCATCACCAAAGCCGGTGCCGAAAAACTCGCGGCGGCGACCGTCCCGAACGGGAAAAAGGTGAATTTTACGGCGATGGCCGTCGGTGACGGCGGCGGTACGCTGCCGGTGCCTGATCCGAACCAGACAAAGCTGGTCAAAGAGGTCTGGCGTCACGCGCTGAACAAAATCAGCCAGGACAAGAAAAATAAAAATTATGTCGTGGCGGAGCTGCTCATCCCGCCTGAGACCGGCGGTTTCTGGATGCGCGAGCTCGGCCTCTATGACGACACCGGCACGCTGATTGCGGTCGGTAATATGGCCGAAAGCTACAAGCCAGCACTGGCGGAGGGCTCAGGCCGTGCGCAGACAGTACGCATGGTTATCATGGTGAGCGACATTGAGTCAGTCGAGCTGACCATTGACACCTCAACGGTGATGGCAACGCAGGACTACGTCGACGACAAGCTCGCTGAGCATGAGAAGTCCCGCCGCCATCCTGACGCCACGCTCACCGCTAAGGGGTTCACTCAGTTAAGCAGTGCGACCGACAGCGCATCTGAGAGCGTCGCAGCGACGCCTAAAGCAGTTAAGGCGGCGTATGACCTTGCGAAAGGGAAATATACGGCTCAGGACGCGACCACGGCGCAAAAGGGTATCGTCCAGCTCAGTAGCGCGACCGACAGCGCGTCTGAGAGCGTCGCAGCGACGCCTAAAGCAGTTAAGGCGGCTTATGACCTTGCGAAAGGGAAATATACGGCTCAGGACGCCACCACGGCGCAAAAGGGTATCGTCCAGCTCAGCAGCGCAACCGACAGCACCTCTGAGGCGCTGGCGGCAACGCCGAAAGCCGTTAAGGCCGCGAATGACAACGCTAACGGGCGCGTGCCGTCAGGGCGTAAGGTAAACGGCAGGGAGCTGTCTTCCGATATCAGCATTACGGCGCAGGATATTTTCAACGGGCAGGCCGTGGCAATTGGCAACGCTATGGACTTGAATGCCTACACCACGGCGGGATTGTATTTCCAGCCGATGACGGCTTATGCGCAATCAGGCAGGAATTACCCGGAGGCGCTTGCCGGGTCGCTTGAGGTTTACAAGCACGCCGGGATTACGCAGGTTTACCGGATTTATCATAATTCGCGATCCTATATTCGCACGCAATACAGCGGTTCGTGGTCAGCGTGGGTAAAGCAATATGACGCGGCAAATAAACCGTCCCCGGCTGATATTGGCGCGGTGAATAAAGCCGGCGACACCATGAGTGGCGTACTCAAGGCGGGTGCAGAGGTTCAGAGTACCATCGCAAACAATTTCCGCATTGCTTATGGTAACTACGGCTCATTCTGGCGAAATGACGGCAGCAACCTGTATCTCATGCTGACCAATAAGGGAGACGCTTACGGAGCCTATAACGCGCTTCGGCCATTGCGTGTAAGCCTTGAAACAGGAGCACTACAATCTGAAACGCCACTTACCGTCAGTAATACGATCTATGCCACTAAAGAGATGACGGCGGGTTATAGCGGTGCGTTTGCGTGGGTAGAGCAATATAAAACGAAAGCGCCATTTTTTAATTCATATTCCACAACCGGCGCGAGCGAATACCATCCGGTTATCAAGCAACAGGCGACAATTGCCAGCAAAAACTCCTGGGCTTTTTCGTTTGGGTCACTGGTCGCTGGCGATGAGCTTTCATGGCATCTGCACATGAAAGGCAGTGGCGGGTCAGAGGTTAATTTTAAGTGGGACACTAAAGGAAACTTCACCACACCGGGGCAGGTGAATCCGGGCAGCTATGCGAATTTTGATAACCGTTATTACACCAAAGCGCAATCCGATGCGGGTT